GACTATGGTATATTCGGACCAAGTTCCGGAGATGCGACCTACCGTTTGTATCCAATCCGAAGCGCTGGTTCCAAAGAGACTCAGGCGCAGTTGTTTAAGAATTTTGTCCTGTCTCTAAATCTACAGTTTGGTACGTGTGCAACAATGGTGTGCAAGCACGTATGGGATGGTTGGAACAGGCGCTACAATGTTATCAAGCAAAGTTTTCGCAGCGGCCTTCTAAACTCTGTGTGCAAATTCCTTCAAGCAGAAGGTTATCGTGTTACAGTTTACGGTTACCCACCACCATCTAAGTTTGAGCCGCGAGAGGCCACACATGAATCACGTCAGTTCCAGATAGACGGTGCTAAGTCTGTGCTGGAAGTTCCATTTCATAAGTTTGGTATTTTCCAGGCTCCACCACGATCTGGTAAGACGAATATCATGGTGTCTATTGTGGACAGTGAGCGTAAGTTCCCTGTTGTGGTCTTCTGCCGCAGTAAAGATCTGATGGCGCAGACGATGCGCAGATTTCAGAAGTATCTTCCGACTGTTGCAGCCGGTTGTGTTGGCGATGGTATTGTGGACATTCAAGACGTAACTGTGATTACAGTGCAGTCGGCATTTGCTGCCTACAATGAGAAGTACAAAGATACTGCCACGGATCTGGAGAAGGATATTCCAGACAAGGCGGCTGTTCGTTTGTGCATACGAAATGCCAGGGTAGTATTTTACGATGAAGTTCACCACGCGCATTCACGCACATCTCGTTTTGTCTTAGATAAGTGCAAGTCTGCAGAGATTCGCATAGGGATGAGTGCCACACCGCATCCGGATAACGAAGAGGAGATGAAGATTGAGGAAACTGTGGGACCCATCGTTCATAAGATCAGTTACTCAGTTCTTATTGAAGCCGGTTTCATTCTTAGACCCTATATTTACATGTACAGTCTTCCGGAGATGATCATAGATGACCATTACAAAGCGGTGTACAAGGAAGCGGTCTCAGAAAATGAATACCTGACTGATTTTATACGTCAGTTAGTTGAACAGCTCACACAAAAAGGCAAGTCGGTTGTTATCCAGACTGATTACACCAAGCATACGAAGATACTTGCAAAAGTGATTCCAAATTCGTATATTTTAACTGGTAAAGAGACCACACCAGAGCGAAATGAAATACTTGAAAAGCTCAATCGTAAAGAGATTCTTTGTGTGGTGTCTACCCTTTTTGAAGAGGGTCTTGATGTTCCAAGTCTCGATTACACCATCAACGCTGCCGGTGGTCTTAGCAATGTTTCAACATTGCAGCGCATGCGTTCTATGACTGCACATGATGGTAAAACAACATGTGGTGTTATTGACTTCTACCACGATTGTAAGTATCTGCGTGATCACAGTGAAGTCCGCAAAGAACAGTATCTTTCTGAACCAGCGTTCGTTTTTGAAGAACGCTCCTCGTCCACTATCGGAGATTTACCGTGATTGTAACAAAAACATCTGAGTTGAAGAAGCGATCTGTTGAGATGACAGATATTGCACGTATCGAAGACGTTCAGAAGCTGCTCTTTTCAGAACTCGATCCTGTTGCAGAACGTGCCGTTGGTCTTTCTGCTGTGCAGATTGGCATACACGAACGTATGTTTGCAATGAAGATCTTTTCACACGGAGAGGAGCTTCCAAAACGTTCGCAGCCCACATGGACTACATTTGTAAATCCTCAAATCGTTAAGAAGAGCGATAAAGTTACGTCTGCATATGAAGGCTGTCTCTCTCTGCCACATATCCTGGTCAACGTTGAGCGTCACGACGAGATCGAGATTGTAGATGAAACACAAAAGACTCCCATCTTATTGGTTGGATTTTCTGCACGTATTTTCCAGCATGAGCTGGACCATCTCGATGGTGTGTTGATTTCAGATCGCGGAACCATGTTCACAAATCATGTTGATGGCGTTTTTCCAATTGGTAGAAATGAAGTCTGCTACTGCGGAAGTGGCAAGAAATACAAGCGTTGTCATGGTGGCTATTCCGGAGTTTCATTTTGAAGATTACGATTACCAGTGCTGGTGGTCCAAGAGCAGTCGAAAAATGGAGTAACAAAGATTTTTTGTTGTATTTTTCACAGCGTTTGGAAGAGAAGACCGGTTCGGGTTTGACTATTCCGCCACCAGCTTGGGGAATGATGACAGGACGTATCAAAGGATTTCGGGATAAACTCACACTCTCCGGAGACAGGTACAAGAACTTTATTGACACGGTTTTTGATCACCTTACAACAGATAACTTTGTGCCTAATTTTGGTACCATTGTTAGCGAGAAGGTGTTTCACTTGGCTCTAAAAGTGAAACCAAAGCAGAGTGCTGCAGAAAAGATGGACTTTGAAAAGCTTCGTCTTGAGTTGTACAAGCAGAACACACTTTTTTCCAAGTTCGATTTTAAGGAATAGACATTTTGAAGCTTAAGTATGCGTGGTGTATGCCTAATAAGTGGACATTCCTATTACCACCTGTAAAAAAGATATTGGAGCTGTATGTTGGTGACGGTTGTAACTGGTTAGATCCATTTAGCGGTTGTTACAGTCCCGCAGAGTATACGAACGATCTTAATCCAGATGCGCCCTCTAAGTTTCACATGGAAGCTGTGGATTTTCTGAACAGTCGTGAAGGTGAGTTTTCTGGGCTTTTATTTGATCCACCGTATTCACCACGACAAATCAGTGAGTGTTACAAATCCTTTGGATTGAAGACAAATTATCTTACAACATCTGCACAATTTTACGCAAAAGTTAAAGATGCTGCTGCAAAACATGTTGCTGTCGGTGGAACTGCCATTTCTTTCGGCTGGAATTCCGGTGGTATGGGTATGTCGCGTGGATTTGAAAAAAAAATGATTCTTGTTATCGGTCACGGTGGTTCGCACAACGATACAATTGTGACAGTAGAGACACGCATTAGATGAGCTATTACATTCTCAACGGTTCAGATGTGCAGCGTCTTCGTACAGAGCTTATTGGCAAATTCTGTAAGAATAAATGTGCTGGTGTGGGGGCATTGTTTCAGGCAGCAGATCTCCGTTGGGTGAATTGTGACTGTACGCAGGAATTCTCCAGACGCGTCAAGCTTCTTAACGCGGGTATACCAAAGAAGTATTGGGATTTCACGTTTAAGAACCTTTTGAAGGATTTCAAGGAGGAAAACACTAAAAGCCTCGGTGTTGTTCAGACATATTGTGAAAAGGTGGCAACTATTGTACCCAAGGGTGGTGGTTTGTACATCCAGGGAGCGTCCGGACTCGCTAAGAGTGCTCTGGGTTATTACATACTTAAGTCTGCACTCAAGCAGGGTATCGTTGCATACGCTATTCGCATGTCACAATTAACTGGAATGATATTTGATTCACTGCACGATCCTATAAAGAAAACGCATTTGGAGTGGATGCGTGACGAGGTTCAGTTGTTGATGATTGATGAGATTGAGAAGGATAACAAGATCAACGATCCTGGGACATTCGCTGGAGCGCAGGTTAACGAGTTCTTTGGAGAGGTGTATGACAGCCAGAAATCACTTATTGTTACTTCCAATGTGTCTAAAGATCAGCTTAAGGGCATTCAAGCCGACAATGTGATTGACCGCTTGGCAGAGCTGGTGGATGTGATTCTTGTGGGTGCCAGCTATCGCAGACAAGATACCACACTTAATGATCTTTTGGGTGATTGATGTCAATCATTCGCTTTAATGATCCAGATACAGAGCGTTATGTGCTTGCTTGCCTTCTTAAGTTCGGGGCCAAGGGTTGGCAAGAAGTCCCAGATGCGTGGTTCAAGGAAGATATTTGTCGAAAGACATACAGGGAACTTAAGCAATTTCTCAAACCACCTTACCAGACATTTCCCACCGTAGATATTGTCGTTTCTAAGACTGAAGATCTTGATATCAAGCTTTTTGTGAAAGAGCTGGAGTCTATGAATGTAGACTTAGCAGCACTGCGTATCAAGATTTATGATCTCTTCGAGATGTACTCTACGCGCAAGGTATTTGAAGTAGCTGAGGCCATCCCAAACGACTTGGAAAGTCACAAAGTCTCTGAAGTAATACGCTCACGCATTGTGGAGCTTGCTGATCTGGTGAATCCACTTGAAGTTGGCATGCGGGAACGTGGTTTCATCTATGAAAATGCACGTAAGCGCTGGGAGAATTACGAGCGCATGGAGCAGGCACCGGAGACAAGAGAAGTGTACTCTACTGGTATTGCAGATTTGGACAGATATACCAACGGCGGTATTCGGAAATCACACATTGTAATGTTGTACGCAGAGACTGGTGGTTTCAAGACTAAGGTTAAGGCCAATCTCGCATATAATTTTGGCTTTCAGGATGGCCTTGATGTGATGGTGGTGACTCTCGAAGTTCCTAAAGAGGATTACGAGATTATTTTGGATAGCCGACATGCGCAATTGTCGTATTCAGACATTATCTCCGGCAATCTCGGTGAGGAACGCCTGCGCTATCGTGAGAAGTTGGTGGATATGGCTAATACCAAGCCATCTGTGTACATCGTGGACATTCCTGGGGATGCAACATCCGTTGATATCATTCGTGAGTTTGAGATGTACTATACACGTTTTGGTAAATATCCGGATGTTCTCGTGCTCGACTATCTCAACGAAATGTCTCCTGTCGATCCGTGGGGGAATACCAGTGAGAAGTTTAAGAACCTGGGTGTTGAGATACGCAGACTAACACGTATGTACAAGTGTGGTTTTGTTGGGAGTATGCAGGAGAACAGAGAAGGTAAGAAGATTAAAGATAAGTCCAAGATTGACCTTGAACACATCGGTGAGAGTCATTATTTCTCAAACGTGTGCCATCTGGTTATTCATCTTTACCAGGATGCTGAAGGTATAGATGAAGTTCAGAACGTTTTGCATTGGGGTATTAAGAAGAATCGTTACGGACCCAAACATGTTTCCTTTTCAACATTCTGTAATCCAGTTATCAACTATGTCGGGGATTGGCAGATAGCAGCGTAATGCCGGTTCTAACTGTAAATAGGAAGCATCTTGATGTTTCAGATGTGGACGTGCGTGAATTGCTCGATCACTATAACATCGACTACGAAGATGACGTTCATCAGAAGGAAATCTCTTTCCTTTGTCCTTTCCACGATGATCAGACGCTTGGAAGCGCCTACTTTGACGAGTTCAAGGGTGTGTTTAATTGTTTCAGCTGTGGTGCCGGTGGGAATGTGTTCCAGTTTGTGTCTCAGATGGAGACTTGTACTGTTTCTGAAGCGGAACAGCTTCTTGTTACGCAGTTTGCGGAGAAGCAGACGTATAGCGTTGAAGAAGTCAAAGACACACTCAGTTATTTTCAGCGCAAGCAGCTCCGGAAAGAAGTTCGTGCCTACGATCTCTTAGCAGAACGTGTGATTACTCACATACTGACCGAGCTGAACAAGATCGAGGTTTGCGAACTGCATTTTTCCTGGTTGCCTGTTTGCAGTTGGATATTCTCCCTGGATATTAAGAACATATCAAAACAAAGCAAAGACGTGTTGGATCTCTATTCACAATTTTGTGCAGCGGTAAAATAAACATGCATATAGCTACGATCATATTTGTTGTTCTTATCTACATGCTTTTTCGTAAGAGGACACCGAGAGCATGAGTTGCATTTGAACATTCTTTTTCCTACATTGAAGCACAATCCAAACACACTATCATACATAAATGTTTATGGATACTATTTTGATTATGGAAGACACTTCCACTCCTGTGCGCGACACTAAGTTCATTTATGCTTTTGAGGCCGAGCTGGATAAGGATTACCTTTTGCACGATATGTGGTTTAAGGTGCGCATCACAGATCGCAGCATGGACGAGAACAAGTGCATAGGTGTTCGTGCTTTGCTGGAAGGTGAAGTTAAACCTGCAGCCATCTCACCGGCAACTATTCTGGTTGCTTTTGATCCAAAGTTGCATAAGCCGCGCAAGATGCGGAAAGAGTTTCCCAAAGAGGAGGATGCAAAAGAAGACAAACCCAAGAAACGTGGAAGGAGTAAGAAGTCATGATTGAAGTTGCTATTAGTCTTTATCCAGCGGACAGCGCCGATACGCCCAGCGATGCGTTGGGGATGTGTGACACAATAGCGAGTCAAACGGATTTTGATTACATTTCTCTCAGTGATTTTGAGGTTGGTTCCCCCATCCTGGAGAAGTATGCTAATCGTGCCCACGGCAGGAAACTAATTCTGGCATGCTCCTCACGTGACAATTGCGATCTTGATATAAATGAACAGGATATTGCTGATATTCGTAACCTTCATCCAGATGTTTTGGTGCTTCCAGATTGTCCAGATCAGGCAGAAACGCTGAAGGCTGCTGCAGAGTTTCTTGGCAACTACCACAGTGGTATTTACAACTTGCCAAAGTCATTTTCTTTTATGGGTGTTTTACATGGGGTGAACTTGGAAGAGTTTCAGGCTTGCTTGACATCCTACGCTACCCATCCAGACATCACACATATAGGTCTTTCTTCCATATCTGGTTGGGGTAGGTACGATTCCTACAGACCTCAACTTATCGAAGATCTGC